CGCGCTATCGACCTTCAATTGGGCCGATTGCGATAAGATCTATGCAGCACTTGACGAATGGGCTGCATACGTCGCGGAGCAAGATGCGCCGCCCGACCAAGAGATAGAATCTGAGGCGCAGTAGCCTCCGATAGCCCGACAGCAATCCGGGCTTAGCTCAGACAAATAGGCAGACATGAACTTCGGACAGGCCATAGAGGCTCTGAAGGCGGGTAAGCGCGTCTCCCGCACCGGATGGAACGGCAAGGGGATGTTCATCATCCTCGTTCCCGGCACACCTGAGTCACAACTTCGCGAGGCGACGCCGTATCACACGGCGCTCCTGGCGCCGGACTTCAGCGGTTTTGCGGAAATCCTGCCGCACATCGACATGTGGACCACCAATTCGGAGGGGCGGAAAGCCTTCCTCCCTGGCTGGCTCGCGTCGCAAACGGACATGCTTTCTGACGACTGGCAGGTGCTCTGATGGAGAACACCAGCGGGATCGTGCCTGTAGACATGCGCGTGCTCGTCAAGCCCGACGCCGCGCAGACCAAGATCGGCAGCATCGAGCTACCGGACGCGGTGATCGAGCAGAAGAAATACGCCGGCACCAAGGCCACCTTCGTCCTGGCCGGCGCCAACGCTTTCAGCGATTGGGGCGACACCGCCGCCAAGCCGAAGCCCGGCGACCGCGTTCACTTCGCCCAATACTCCGGCGCCCGCCTCAAGGGCGAGGATGGCGAGGACTACGTGATCATGAAGGACGAGGATCTGACCGCCATCATCGAGGTTGCGCCATGAGCGAAGCCCGCGATGATGAGCACGAAGACCTCACAACCGCGGCGCTTGAGGGGCAAGACGCCGGAGGCTCGGACGACGCGCCGAAATCCGACGAGGAAAGGGCGCTAGCCCTCGGCTGGACGCCCAAGGAGCGATTCAAGGGCGACCCGGAGCGCTGGGTTGACGCCGCCACCTTCGTCAAGCGTGGCGAGGAGCTGATGCCGATCCTTCAGGCGAACAACCGCCGGATGGAAAAGGCCCTGGAAACAGAACGCAAGGAGCGCGCGAGGCTCGAAAAGACCCTCAAGGACTTCTCCGACCACCACTCGAAGACCGCCCAGCGGGAATACGAGCGCGCCCAGCGTGACATCCAGGCCCGGCTCGACGCGGCGACCTCCATCGGGGACATCCAGGGCGTCAGGGACGCCACTCAGGAGATCGTGGACCTCGCCGCCGAGGCCAGGACCGCGCCCCAAGCTCCGCCGGCCGCATCGCCGGAGTTCGAAGCCTGGCAGGCGGACAACCCATGGTTCGGCAAGGACAAGCCCCTGACGGCCGCGACCGTCGAGATCGCCAACGAAGTCGCTGCGGAAGGCTACACCGGCAAGGCGCAGATCAAGGAGGTGGACCGCAGGGTGCGCGAGACGTTCCCGAGCAAGTTCACCAACCCGAACCGGGAGCGCGCCGCCGCCGTGGAGGGCGCAACGAGCGCCGCCCGCAAGACCGGCAAGAGCTATTCCGACCTCCCCGCCGACGCCAAGGCCGCCTGTGACGAGTTCGTCAAGCGCGTGCCGGGCTTCACCCGTGAATCCTACGTCAAGGACTACTTCGCATGAGCGCCACAGACACCAGCGCCCAGACCGCTTCGCCGGCCAAGGCTGTTCCGAAGCACAACCGCCGCAAACGGGCCTCCGTGGGCGGCTTCCAGACCCGGCTCGACGCCCCACAGAAAAATGGGATGGTCCGACGGTGGGTCAACGACGAGCCCGGCCGCATCTCCATGATGCACGAGCTGGGTTACGACTACGCGGAGGCGGACACCCGCTCAGACGGCCAAGGCACGCGCATCGCCCGGAATGTAGGCACCCATCCGAACGGCGAACCGAAGCTGGCCTACCTGATGGAAACGCCCCAGGACCAGTACGCCATCGGCGTTCAGGAAAAAGAGGAGCGGCTGAAGCCGTTCGAGGAAGCGCTGGCGCGCGGCGAGGACACGACCGGGAAGGTCGAGGGCTCCTATTCGCCCGCAGGCGAGCGCAGCACCATCAACAACTCATCGGGCTAGGGCCCGGAAGGACCAATCATGGCCAATCCTGTCATCAAGCGGGGCCTGCTCCCCGTAGGGACGGTTGGCGGCTCGCCCTATAGCGGGGCTTTCCGCTACTACTCGATCCCGGCCTCCAACGCGACCGCCACCTTCATCGGTGACCTCGTGACGGGGCAAACCACCTCCTCGACCGTCAATGGCGTCGTCATGCAAGACGTCATCCAGGGCGCCACCGGCGATGTCTTCCAAGGCGTCGTGGTGGGCTTCGTGCCCGACACCAACGCCTCGCTGCCCTATCGGGCCGCCTCGACGCTGCGTGTCGCGATGGTCGCCGACGATCCCAACCTCCTGTTCGAAACCGATGACATCTCGACCGGCACGCCGCTGGCCGCCGCCGACATCGGGCTCAACGCGAACGTGGTCGTCGGAACCGGCTCGACCGTGACCGGGTACTCCGCAATGGAGCTCGACAACTCGACCGAAGCCACCACCAACACCCTCGATCTCAAGATCGTGGGCGTGGTGAACCGCGCGGACAACGATCCGACCGTCGCCTCGACCAAGTTCCTGGTGAGGATCAATCGCCACCGCTTCTCCAACCAAGTCGCGGGGGTCTAGATCATGGCTGCGATCAACACCGGCAACATCGCCAAGCTGCTCATGCCCGGCCTCAACGCCGTGTGGGGCTCCGACTACACCGAGCATCCGCAGGAATGGGGCGACCTGTTCGAAACGGACACCTCGGAGAAGGCCTACGAGGAAGATCAGCTCATGCCCGGCCTGGGCCTGGCGCCGATCAAGACTCAAGGCGCGCCGACGGCCTACGACACCACGTCGCAAGGCTACACGTCGCGGTACACCCATGTGGCCTATGGCCTCGGTTTCGTGGTGACCCAGGAAGCCATCCGCGACAACCTCTACAAGTCCAAGGCCCTCAGTGGGACCAAGGCCTTGGCGTTCTCCTTCCGTCAAACGAAGGAAAACGTGGCGGCGAACGTCTACAACCGGGCCTTCAACAGCGCCTACACCTTCGGCGACACCTCGGCCCTGTGCGTCTCCACGCACTCGACCATCACAGGCAACCAGTCGAACGTGCTCTCGGCTTCAGCGGACCTCTCCGAGGCGTCGCTGGAGGACATGTGCGTGAACATCATGAACGCCACGAACGAACGTGGCCTCAAGATCTCGCTCATGCCCAAGGGCCTGGTCATCCCGACGGCCCTGGCGTTCGAAGCCGCGCGCATCCTCAAGTCGCAAGGCCAGAACGACACCGCCAACAACGCCATCAACGCCCTGCGTTCGATGGGGATGTTCGCTGACGGCCCGAAGGTGAACCACTACCTCACCGACACCGACGCCTGGTTCGTCCGGACCAATGCGCCCAACGGCCTGAAGTACTTCAGCCGCGACGTCGCGGAGTTTGCGCAAGATGCGGAGTTCGACACGTCCAACCTGAAGTTCAAGGGCTACGAGCGCTATTCGTTCGGCGCCACCGATTGGCGCGGCCTCTTCGGCTCTCCCGGCGCCTAACCCGCGCTCTAGACTAGCGGGCTGCTCCTCTGGGGGCGGCCCGTCCTTTCCCGAACTCTGAAAATCCAAAACTGGCCGCACAGCGGTTCAGAGGAGATCATTCATGTCTGGCTTCAGCTCCTATCCCAACGGCTTCGGCAGCAACCTGCTGATCCGCGAAATCCCGATCCACACCGCGTTCCCCGGCAAGGTGTTCTGGCTCTACAACGGCACGGTGCTGGGCGACTCCCGGCGCAGCGGTTCCGACGGCAACAAGGGCACCTTCAACTCTCCCTTCGCCACGCTGGCCTATGCCATCAGCCAATGCACCGCCGGCCGGGGCGACATCATCATGGTCAAGCCCGGCCACGCGGAGACCATCTCCGACGCGACAACGGTCGCGGCCAACATCGCCGGCGTGGCCGTGGTGGGCCTGGGCGCGGGCATCTCGCGCCCGACCTTCACCTTCAGCACGGCGAACACCGTGACGATCCCGGTCTCGGCGGCCAACGTGGCCTTCGTCAACTGCCGCTTCGTGGCCAATTTCCTGTCCATCGCGGCGCCCTTCACCTTGTCCACGGCCTAGGGCTTCACCCTCCAGGCCTGCGACTTCGCCGACACCTCTGGCGTGCTGAACTTCCTGAACATCGTGAAGTCCACCGGCGCGGCCAACACCATCGACGGCATCAGCCTGATCGACAACACTTGGAATGGCCTGGGCACGACTTCGGTCAACACCTTCCTGCTCAGCGCCAACGACATCGACTCCGCCACCCTGCGGCGCAACCGGATCAAACTGGCCCGCACCGCCGACGCAGCGATCCTGGCGGTGATCACGGCCGGCGTCTTGACCAACTTCGAGGCCGGCGACAACTTCGCCTATAGCGCCCAGACCACCACGGCCAACGGCTCGCTCGTCAACGTGGGCGGCTCTACTTCGACGGGCTGGGTCTACCGCAACTACGCGCAGACCCTGACCACGACCTCCGACAAGCTGTTCCCCACGACCTCCGGCCTCTCGGCCTTCGAAAACCGGGTGTCGGGCGTGGTTGGCGCGACCGGCTTCGTGATCCCGGCTAGTGACAGCTGATGGCGGGTGAGCCCGGAGATTATCGCGTTCTCTGCGACGCGAGTGGTTCCAAGGTCTGGGCGTCCGAAACGGCGCTCACCTGGGACCGTCGCCGGGTTCATCGCCGTTTCCTCGGCCAGGAGGCCACGCGCCATCCGCAGGAGTTCGTGCGCGCGGTTCGGGACAACCAATCCGTTCCGAACCCCCGTCCGGAATCCGCGGACCAGTTCATCGTCGGCATCGTCAGGCCAGACACGCTCACGGCGACCGTCACGTCGGGCGCTGCCGGCCAACCGACGGGGCTGCTGCTCATGATCACACAGGCGGCCTGACCCATGGCGACCTCGGGCTCTGTTGACTTCAGCCTGACCGCCAACGAAGCGGTCGCCACTGCGCTTGAGCTGGTCAAGTCCGTCAGCATCGGCAGGACGCCAGGCGCAGATGACGCGGCCAACGCGCTGAAGCACGCGAACCTGCAACTGAAGACCTGGGGCATAGACGAGCGCCTGTGGATCACCACGGAGGGTTCTGTCTCCCTAGTGGCTAATCAGGCGTCCTACAGCCTGCCGCTGGCCAGGCGCGTCACCTCAGTCCGCCGGCGCACGTCGAACATCGACACGCCGCTGATCCCGATGAGCCGGCAGGAGTACTACGACTACCCGTCGAAGTCAGCCACAGGCGTGCCGTTCCAGTACTATTTCGACCCGCAGCGCACCTCGCGGACCCTCTTCGTGATCAACGTGCCGGACGCCTCCACGGCGGCCTCGACCACCCTGCAGTACACCTACCAGAGGGTCATCGAAGACCTCGACAACCTCACCAACGACATCGACATCCCGCAGGAGTGGCTGGAGACCTTCGTCTACTGCCTCGCCGCCCGGCTGCTGATCCCCTACGCGCGCTACATCACCGACGCCAATGGCGCGGCTAAGATCGAGGAACGTGCGGCCCAACTCTACACCGAACTGACGGCCTCCGAGCAGGAAGCCACGTCAGTCTACTTCCAACCCGCTTAAGCATCGGAGCCCGCCCATGGGAGGTCGCAACACAGGCACGCATAGCGCGTCGAAGATCGTCGCCCTGTCCGCCAGCGCCACCGCCTTTTCGCCCTGCACCGGCCTGAACGTCCAGACCGCCGGAACCGCCGACATCACCGATGCGGACGGCAACGCCGTGGCCGGCTATTACCTCCAGGCCGGTTACAACCCTATCCAGATCACCAAGCTGACAGCCCTAGGCACGGCCTCCGGCGTCTGGGCGCTCTACAACTAGCCGTCCATGTCCCGCCCAAGCTTCCGCCCGCGCCGCCTGGCCGAGGCCGACGCGGCCTATCAGGCGGTCCTGGACGGCGGCTTCCCGCAGGCCTTCGAAGGCATCGATGAGACGCTCCAAGTCGCCACCGAAACCGACCGGTCCAACTGGTTGATCTTCAAGGGCGCCTTGGATGACGCGGTGACGGCTGGAATGCCGATGGACGGTCCGAGCCCGCTGCCGATCCGGTGCACGTCGAACAACACTTACGACCTGCCCCTGCAAGCGGCAATCCAGGTGATCTCCGACATGCGCGCCTGGGGGTTCGCGGCGCTGGCCAACAGTTGGCGGCTGAAGGACGCGATCAACGCCGCGCTGACGGGCGAGGAACTGAACGCGGTGGACGTTTCGGAGGGCTGGCCATGAACCTCTTCGGCCGGCTGATGGGCTTCCTCGTGGGCCAGGACGAGGCGGTCAACGCCTTGGGCGGCGGCAAGACCGATCAGACCCTCTCGGGAACGGTCGGAAGGGCTGTGATCGCCGGAAAGTGGTGGGGCTGGATACTGGCCTACGGCATCGACGGGCTGTTCGGCGAGGGGCATTGCGCGCGCCAGGCGGCGAAAGAGGCCAACCGTGCCTGAGGCCGGAATTTCCTTCGGGGCCTATGAGCGCACCGGCAACCCGGACCTCGTGGCCCTTAACTGCTACGCCGAGCAGGTTCCGAGCGCCAATGGCCCGCGCCTCCAGCTCCGCCAGCGTCCGGGCTTGGAGGACTTCAAGACCGTCGGGACGGGAGCGCTGCGGGGCGTAGGGCAAAAGGATGGCATCTTTTCCGGCGCCTCGATGATCGTTTCCGGCTCTGCGGCTTGGCTGCTGGATTCGGACGGCACGGCCACGATGATGACCGGCGCCATCGGCGGCAACGACCTGGTGGACATCGACCTAGGCCAGGATTCCGACCTCGTGTCGCTCGCCAGGGTCGCCACTGGCGAGGGTCTCTATCAGATCCAGGCTGGCGTGGTCGCCAAGGAGGACTTTCCCTCTGCTGGCGGGGCAGGAGCGACCTCCGTCTGCTTCCACCGGGGCTTCTGGTTCGCGACCGAAGTCGGCACGCAACAGGCGTTCTACCAGGTGCCGGGTGACACGAGCTGGACAGCGCTTTCCTTCGCTTCGGCGGAGTATAGCCCGGACCCGCTCATCGGCATACGCTCGCGGGGGGATCAGTTCGCGCTGCTGGGCTCATCGACATTCGAGCCTTGGACGCTGACCGGCTCAGCGACCCCCGCCATCGCGCCCTATGGCGGCCTGAACGGGGATTTCGGGTGCCGGGCGCTCGCCACGGCGGTCAACTGCAAGGGCTCGCTCCTCTGGGTCGATAACGAATGCAACGTGCGCCGCTGGGACGGCGGGGTCGCCAGCGTCATTTCCGGTCCGGGCCTCGCCGAGTTGATCCGCGGGGTTTCGACGGGCGACTTGCGGGCCTGGACCTTCCAGGTGGACGGCCATCGGTTCTATGTCCTGACGCTGGGGGAAAACGCCACCTGGGCCTATGACCTCACTGGTTCGGGCTCGCAATGGACGAGGTTTTCTTCGCTTGGGTTCGACATCTGGCGCGCACACTTGGGCGCCACCATGGGCGACATCACCATCGCGCTCGACAACAGCTCCAGCCAGGTCTTCCGTCTCGATCCGTCCCGCAAGACCGACGGGACAAGCGCCGTTCCGGTCATCTGCTCGGTCATGGTGGAGGGCCAGGACACGTCCCAGCCCTGCACCAACGCGGTCATGCTGCTGGACGTGGGCGAGGGGCCTTACGTGGGGCAGGGCTCGGCCCCGATCATCGCCGAGCGGCACTCGGACAACCAGGGCAAGACATGGACCGGCTGGGACGAACAGCCTCTTGGGGTGACGGGTGACTTTGATGACTTGCCCCGCTGGAACGGCCTGGGGACCATTCCGGCGTTCTTCGGGCGGGTTTTCCAGTTTTCGATCTCCGATCCGGTCGGCGTGGTCTTCAAGCGCCTGTTCCTGAACGTGCCGTGAGCATCCAATCCGCGGTCCTGTTCGATCAGGACGGAAAGCCCACCTACACGCTGGTTTCCCAGGCCAAGGCCAAGGCCGCCGAACGCTCGCTACAGCCTGCAGTCAGGTGCGTGGACGACTCGGGGGAGGCCACTGGCTATTTCCGGGCCTGGTGGAACGTCGCCTTTCCGACCCGAAACCCGCTTCCCGACGAACCCCTCGCCAATCCCGACGGAACCGGCACGCAAGCCTTCTGGCAGGTCTTCACATGATCCGCGAGGACCGTGGGCCGGAGTTCTGGACCCGGATCGCCTCGCATCCTGAGGTTCGCAAGACGCTTTACGGCCTCCCGCCGGAGTTGGTGGGCGAGAACATGATGCGGCCGGAGGTTCGGCACTTCTCGAGCCTTCGCGGCGGCTGGGCGTTCGTCCGTCTGGATAGCTGCGGGCTCGTCTGGGACACGCACGCGATGTTCACCCCGCAAGGGTGGGGACGCGAGGCCCATGCGGTGCTGAAATACGCATTGAGGGCCATGTTCCGAACCGCCCAGGTGCTCACCGTCAGCGAAACCGACAACCCGCGCTCCCGTCCGCCGCTGTCCTTTGGCTTCCGGCCTGCCGGCGGGGCCACGCAAACGGTCGTTGGGCCTCTGAAATCCTGGATTTTGACCCGCGCCGCCTGGGAATCCTCTCCCGCCTACCGGAGGGCCTGAATGCCTTTTCTTCTGCCTGTTGTAGCGGCGATTGGGGGTGGTAGCGCACTCACTGGCGCCGGACTGATCGCAGCCGGCGCCACCGTGGGCTCTGCGCTGATCGGCGCGAACGCCGCCAACAAGGCCCAGGACAAGGCGCTTAACGCGCAGAATACCGCGACGCAAGAGTCCCTGGCCGCCCAGCAAGCCGCGCTGGACCGCATCACCGGCCTGCAACAGCCGTTCATCGCCGCCGGACAGAGCCAGCTTCCCGGCCTTGCGGCTCGCGTCGCTGCGGGCGCTCCCAACTTCTCCGCCCCGTCCTATGCCCTGCCGCAGTCGAGCGCCTATCCGGCTCGCGCTCCGTCCACGGACCCCAATGCGGGCTTGATGGACCGCGCGACGGGGGTTCCGGATGGGTCGCTTGGGACCGGTAAGGGCGGTCCTGCCGCTTCAACGCCCGTCGGCGCGCCTTCCAACGCCATTCCCGCCGCCGGATCGCCCGCGCCGGTCGCCAC